GGTGTCCTGAATGGTTTATTGAGTGTTATCTTCCTGCCCTGGTATTCCGCCATTGGTGCCTCCAAAAAATCTCGCTATCTCAGGATGAAGGTTAAGAATGTCCTCGTTGCTCATCCCCTGCTCAATCATCTCCCTCATATGGGCCACCATGCCCGCTGGGTTGGTCATTGGGTCGTGTTCTCCATCATCCGCCAGTTGATTCTGCATTTCTTCTAATTCGTCCTCGTCCTTGGCCAATATCTCTATGGTCTTCTGATCAATGATTGCTTTTACATTTGGAGTCGCGGCGGCTGAGTCCCTCTGGGCACTCGCGGCCTTGTTGATTATGTCCATGTCAAGGTTCTTGTCCCTGATGTGGAAAGCCATTGGGTACTTGATCTCTCCGTCCCAGGCCTCGCCCTGCCATAGACTGAATAATCTGAATATCTGTTCTTCTGCCAGTTCCAGGTTCTTGGCCTTCTCGCTCAGTTTGGCATCAAGCATTAGGAATTCTGATTGCATAGCCACGCCTGACATCTGTCTGGTCTCAATGGCCCTGATTGACCCCATGTGTGCCATCCTGTCAATTGACTTCACGGTCTCGTCCATGGTCTTCAGTATGGCCTCAAGATTACCACCATTAGGTTGTAATAGATATGGTTTGAGGTTTGGATCCAGTTCTTCTGGCATGTCAATGATCGCACCCGCTCCCGCCTGTGCTGACACTGATCTTGTTTTCACCAATGAAGGGTGATTGGTAAGACTGACCAATTGTTCTGCTTCACTGTAAAGGTTGGCAAGGAATCTTTGACTCTGTGCCACGCCTGATATGTCTGAAACGCCAATGCCCCTGATTGGACCCTTGTTGGCGTAGGCCCACACCGCTGGCACCTTGCCAAGGTTGTTGGGTCGTGATTCAATCTGTTTCATTGGTTGTTGGCCGTCATCACTTGAGTATGAATAAAGTTCTATCGTTTCTGGTGTCCATTTACGCACATAGAATTCTCCTGCCCTCTGGTAAGGTCTCTCGTCCTGTTCCAACAGCATCAGTTCCGCCAACTCGTAGTGTCCATTGGGTTGTCTGATGAATCTCCAGTTCAGTATGTTCTCTGGCGTGTAGATCTGACAGAAAGGTCTGATGCCCTGTGCCAATTCCTCAGCCCTGGTTCCAACCACGGTCTCTGGTCTATCAACCAACACCAGGCAGTGTCCATAGATTGAACTCTGTACATTGACCTCCCTCATGAAGGCCTCCCAACTCTGACCCTCAAGGTCAGCGTCTTTCAAGAACTGCTCCATCTCTGGTGAGTTCTCCAACCAACCAAAATCTCTCTTTGGTTGTTGCCTGTATAAGAATGCTGAATAAGTGTGTATTATTGACCTGCAATGATTGTCTTCAGCCGCGTGTGATAATCTTGTTAGGTATTCGCCCTCGCTCTCGTATTGATATCTCTTGAGGTACATGCCCCTCTTGAATTCAGCACCACCCAGATAACTCCTCTTCAGGAACTTCCAGTGGTTGATGTATGTGTCATAGTCCTGGTGCACTGGTAGGCTGATGCTGTTGCCTGATGTGTCTGTGAACGCGGTGCCTGTCAAACCGTAAATGTCTTGTGCCATTATCTAATAACTCCTGTTTTAACACTGAACCTCTGTGGTTCCGTGGTCTCGTATGCTGTCCTGATTGGGTAAAGAAATGAAATAAGATATCCTAAAGCATCATTCATATGGTCAAATCCCTGCGTCTTGTCTGGCAACACGGTCCCCTCTTTGTATGTGTGTTTGCTCACACTATTTAACAGATTCTTACACTTAGGATGAATGAATGTCTGTCGCTCGCCTGACGCTGAACACAACTTGGCGTTGACTGAATTCACACGATCCCTTATGGCCATGTGCCTTGGTGGGACCTTGCATATGAATCCCGCGTTCTGTAGGATTGATAGGTCCGTCCTGCCGCCCGCTGAGGTCTTCCTCTGCTTTGAAGCGGGGTCTGGATACACGAATATCTTCTTGCCTGGATACCTGCGATGTATCTCCTGGCACATCTCTTCCGTGTTTGAACTCCATATCTGTATCTCGTCCATCACGTATATCACGCCGTTTTTGATGTGTGCCACCACGGCCGCCATTGGGTCAAGGTTGAAGTCCATGCCAATGTGTATGATGTTGTTGTCCAGGGGTTCATCAAAGTGTTTGACGTTCTCGCTCATTGAGAAACCGTAGTAGATTATGCCTGAGTATGTCTCCCAGGTGGCCTGGTATTCCTGCCTGAACGTCTTGGCGTCAAGGTCCCTCTTGGCCTGTTCAATCTCGCCAGCATCAACGAATCCGCCATCAATGGTGGTGAACTGATAACTGCTCCATTCCTGCTCAGTGGGATCCTGCCCCCTCTGGTATAGGTCGTGGAACCAGTTCATGCCCTTGGGTGTGCCCTCAAACAGTGCCAGTCCGTTGGTGTCTGACAGTGTGGGCCTCAGCACCGTTGTCCATGCCTCCTCGTCAATGTCAGCACATTCATCCAGCACAAGGAAGTCAATACCAACTCCCCTCAGTGAGTCCTTGTTGTCAGCACCCCTGAGGCATATCCTTGAAGAGTTCTTTAGTTCTATTGTGAGTTCCGCCTCGTTGATCCGTTTTACCCAACGCAGGTCCTTCAGTATCTGTTTGATCTTTACCCATGCTATCTGCTTGGCCTGTCTGTATGACGGGGCCACGTACCAGCACACCTTGTCTGGGTTCCGTGCGTGATAACACAGTTCCCTGATGGCCAAAGTGGTCTTGCCAAATCTCCTGCCAGTGACCAACACCCTGAATCGTGCCTGGTCATCCGCTACCTTGCGTTGCGGTGTTGATAATTTCATATATGTGTAGTTATTGGGTGACTATTTGTCTTCCCATGGTAATGGTGCCGTTGATTCCTCATCAGTTGGTGAGTCCTGTTGGCCCAACCAGTTCTTGCCAAGGAACATCAGCATACGGGCGTCGCCCGCCAATGCCTTCTCAAACTGTGCCCGCCTCAGGCTCTTCTTACCTTCAGCCCTGCCCTTGTCTATGAGGTTCTTGAATCTTTTGTTCAGTGTTGTGACTGATGTGCCCACACAGTCCGCTATCTCATCGTAGGTGCAGTGCATTGAGGCCAGTTTGAAGATCAGGTCGTGATCCAGTTTGTATGATTTCTTCTGTGCGTCCATTATAGTGTCTTGTCTCCAACTATGATCCTGAAGTGTCTGACATCAGTGTCTCCAAGTGTGGTTGTTATCTTACAGGCCACATTGTATATGTTGCCATCAGTGCCACCAGTGAGCCTGATGTTGACAAGGTCTGATGTGACCAAAACATCCGTGGCGTTGTCTGTTGGGAATGTGACAGGGTCTGAATCTCCAGCGGGTGCTGTGATGGTCACCACTGGCGTGCCAGTGATTGAGTCACCTGAACTGAGATAATCCGTGAAGTCTAGACCATACTGGATGTTTGAATCCTTGTCCTTCTGGATGTACAGACCGTCGTTGTCCCTTTTGAATCCTGTTAAGTTTGCCATTACTGTGAACTCCTAATCCTTGGCGTGGTAAATCTGTTTGAAATAGGTGGTATTCTCAATTTGATTCTCCTTGTTTCCTGTGGCACTTGATATGCCCTGGTTTCCGCACCAACAATATTTACTCTATTTTCCTCCATTACCAATGTTTGTGTATTTTCCGTAGGAACCAATACCACACGATTTTCCTGTGCGACCTTGATGGTGTTGTAAGGATCCGCTGGGTAGAACAGCCTTCCAACCTGTAGTGTGCTGGCAAATGCCGCCATGGCGGCAAAACCAGCAGGTTTAAATGTTGGAGCAAGATCAAGTTCTGTAGCGGCAGAGATCACACTCTGGCCCGCTGGTTTGAAGCGTGGTTCAACCGCGAATGCGAAGGCTACATCAATGTCAGCAAATGTGTCTGTTATCGCATTCGCGGTTAGAACTGGTGTGAACGCACCTGTTATCGCAATAGGTGTGTCATTTAATGAGTATGATATGTTGGCAGTCAGTGATGGTGCGAATGAATCAGACATTTCCAATTCAATGTCTATAACTCCTGCCGCCGTGATATCTGTTGAGAACGATGCTGTGATATCTGCTTCTGCTGGTTCATTTAATCCTGGATTGCTGTCAAAACTAAAAGCACCTGTGTATTCTACCACATCTCCCAATTTGAATGATGGAGTAGTTGCTAAGGTGCCCAGCCAACCAAGTGTGAAACTTTCTTCCCACACATCATTTGGCCAGTTGTCCCAGGTAGATTCATTGCCAATCCAAGTGACAGTAGGCCAATCATCCCAGGCAGTGGTCTCAAGGAAATTCCAATTGTATTCACCTTCCTCTGAAACGAACCCATCATTAACGAAACCTGACTCAAAGTAGATGTTAAGGTTGAATGTGTTCCAACTGTAATCAGCGTTGATGTCATAGATCAGACCTGGTGCCAGGTTGGTTGAGGTGCTGACGGCTATGTCCTCTATGGCCGTGGGTTTGAATGTGGGTTGAATGGTCAGAGAATAAGATCCAACAAGATTCTCTTGCTCCATCAAAACAAAATTATTAGTTGTTGCTATAAGATTGGCCTGTGTACTTAATTCTTTGGCAGAATTAAAAATCACATTACTATCAAAATCTGTGGTTGCCAATACATTGACAGCATCAGGAAAGGCGAACTTTGTTACCTTGGCCGTGACATCCATAGTGCTGGTCGTTGTGAGATTGGCGGAACCAATGAATCTGAATCCACCCAGGGCATACAATGTGCTCTCTACGGTTTCTATGTCAAGGCTATCTCCGTCTAGTCCATCAATGATGATTGTGTCTGCCTCCCATTGGTACAACAGACTGCCCGCTGATCCCGTGTTGGCCAATAACTGTGCCGTGGTCAGATCAAGCGTTACGTCGTGTAGTCCATTGCTGTTGCTGTTGCTGGTGTTGATCTGTGCTGACAGGTAACTGTCAGTGGTGTTTATGGGTTGCTGGTCAGCCGTCCTGGTGGTTACCGCACTGCCCGTCTGATAGATGTCAGTGAGATTATAACTTGGATCAGTGAAATAGGAATAACTCTGGTTGCCAAAACTGCTTTGGTAGGTGATGTTGAAATTGGTGCCCAGTCCGCCTGAATTTATGCTGAGGTCAGCATAGGGCCTGGCCTTGTATCTCACGATACAACGATCCGCAGGAATGTTGTAGACGGAATCCGCCTTGCGGAAATCACGTGAGAATCTGAAAGTTATAGTCTTGGAATTGGGTGCTGAGTTGGTTAGATTGACCCTATACCTACCAGACACCTGGGTCCAGGATCTGCCTGATCCAGACTGTTCTACTACGGACGCTGATATGTTAGGATCAGTCGCTGACTCTTCAACTATTCGTATTACGGTCTGACGAGTCATTGAGGACTCCTAATTACGCAAGACTGATTGCTAAATTGCCGTTTGATATGGTGAATTGGTCTCCACTTGACACAGTCTTACTGGTTGATAATAGCCCATAGTAAAGACACTCTGTTGATGCTCCTGAACTATCGTCCATTATTGCTATGTGGGTCACAACATTGCCTGTTGAGCCTGCCGTGTCATAGTCTGCTGAGGCTGGATCAAATGAAACCGTGGCATTGTTTTTGATAGTGCCTGTTGTGTATCCACCTGCTGTGCCTGCCGCTCCAAATGAAACTGCCTGACGAGCATATCCTCCGTTGTTGATCTCATAGTAGCCCCAGTTGCCTGTGCCAGATGTTGATGAGGTTCCTGTTTCCAGTGCATTGGTCAATGCTGTGTTATCGCCGCCACTGGCGAACAAGGCCACATACACAGTTGAAGGTGCCGTGTAAGCACCTGCCGTGCCCCTAAGGGTGTGGTCCAGTAATTTGTCTTCTAAGTAGTTTGATGCCGCTGACATAATAGTTGTCTCCTTTGTAAATTTACAGTTTTATTTATTTGCTAATCCACGGCATAATCATACAAGAAACCTTCTGAAACGAAATTGAAGTGGAACAGTGTGACCGTGTTCTCGTCCGTGGTGAATTGTGATGTTGGAACTGAGAACGATGAGCCCGTGTATCTCTCCGTGTTGCTGATCCTGAGTTCATCGTAATAACTGTTGAGATTACTGCCAATGATGTCTCCGCCTATGCCGCCAATGAAGAACCTCTTGGTGCCTGATGTGGAGAAACTGGCACCCGTGACATAGCGGGTTCCATCCACATATCCATCAAAGGTGTTGTTGCCACGACACACCAACGCCAGATGGCTCCAGGTGCCCTGTGATAGGTTTGTGGCAGATTGTGCGTAATTGTTGGCAGTGTAGAAATTTATTCCCAAACCACTTGTCAGTTTGATCCTGTTGTTGGCATTGGTGGTGGTGGCGAATCTGAAAAGTTCTCGCTCGTAATTTAAATTTGCCTGCCAGTTTATATTGACCCAAAATTCAAGGGTGAATGCCTGTGATCCCTTGAATTCAAAACCCCCACTGGGTGAGTTGATGTCAATCTGTAGCCAGCGGTTTGATACCTTACACTGTAATGAAGCACCGCCAAACTTGTTGGTCTGGCCAGAACTCTCCATATTGTTGTTGGTGACCGTGGCACCTTGTGTGATCAGGCCATCAAATGCGGCAGATGTGGTTAAGATGTTTCCCTTGAATCCCAGTGGCATTATGTGGTGAAGTCCTGTGCTATGTTGCCCAAATAGTTGGTGCCATCATAGAACACGGATATCACATCAATGTCGCCCGCACCTGTTGAGAGTGTTGGTGCGCCACCTGGGAACTTGACGGAACTGAATGTGCCAGTCCTCGTGCCCGTGCCATCCTGTGTGATGATGATCATTATTGATTGTCCTGCAACCATGTTTGATATGGTGAACGTGGCGTTGGTGGCCAGCGTGACCGTGTGTACTGGTGCCGTGCTGGCATCAACACTGATTGACGCTGAACTGGTCAAGGAGTTGATGTCCTCCTTGTAGCCCACATTGAATCTCACTATGTCATCAAGGTCTATGGTGTCACCTGATGATTGTATGGTTGAATTTGTGATTGTGAGATCACCGTTGCCGTCGTCAGTGATGTAGCCTGCGTCATTGGTGAATGAACTGACTGTTGTTGGAGCACCTGTCAGTGAAGCGTATGCGAAGTCCTGTGCGGTGCCCGTTATGGTCAGAGTATCGCCTGAAACCGCTGTGGTGATGCCCGTTGAACCCGCTATCTTGAATGTCTCCCCTGGATTGACCGCCGTGCCCGTTGAGTCATCGCCCACGAATGTGGTGGCTGACACCGCTGATCCAGTGGCGTCCGTGTCCAGTTCAAATCTTGCGTTTGATGTGTTGTACTTGAGGATCTGTCCGTTGGTGGGACCATCTATGTTGAACATGTCAATGATGGCATTGACGTTGTCCACATTCTGTTTGATGTCCGCCCGTGCTAAACGAGGTGAATCCGTTCCCGCGTCAAGATTGGCTGTTGATGCTTTTGTTCCTGAAGGCCAAGTAGCCATGGTGTGTCTCCTTTTTCTTTATTTAATTAGATCGCGTCAGTCTTTATGATCCTGTAGTAGTTGCCGCAGGTCAACACCGCGACACCATTTCCCAATTTGCTTAATGCCATCCTGCCCGCATTAGGCACGGTGCCCAAATTGATTGAATCCGCCACCCTGGTTATCACAGGCATATCAGAGGTCTGCTCCTGGATCTCAAATATGCTCACATATGCTGTTGTTCCCTGCCTCCAGGCCACACCAAAGTAATTGCTGTGTAGGTCGCCTAGGCAGATGTCCTCTGGGTCAAAACTGGTGTTGGTGCTGTCACTTGAATTGACTGTGCTCAAGATCTTGGCGTTGGTGCTGTGTGTGTCGTCTGTGGTGACTTCATCAAAATAAAACATATCCGCCACACCGCCGTTGTCGTGGCTGGTTGGATAAAATTGAGAACTTGCTGTCTCTGTGGTGTCTGTCATTGCGGTCACATAGATGTTGCCGCCCAGTGATCCTGACTCATCGTTATACACCTGTATCATTGACTTGCCCTTGACCATGCTGGCCACATTGTCTGTGTTCACATTGTTGATTGACCTGCCAGTGGTTTTGAAATATCTAACATCTGAATCTGACCTGTAGGACGATTCTTGATGTAAACCATAACCAAACCCATCACCGCCATATCCGCCTGAACCATTGTACATATAGTGATCCGCCAGGACCATCTTGAAGATATTTTCCGTCTCTGTGGAACTATCTTCCCATAATTTCATTGACAGGAACAATCGTTCCGTCTGCCTGCCAGCGAACATTAGATCATTGTCGTTAGATGGACGGTCAAGATCTGACTCATAGTGATTACGCATCCAATGTAGATGTATGGATGCATTATCCCAATCGTTGGAACCATTGTTATTCCAGATATCACCCATTGAGTTGACTCCACCTGCTCCCGTCTGCTGATAGGCTGGTGATTGTGACGGGGTGGTCAAGAGTTCCTTGATGCCATCACGGCCTGATGATGCGGATCCCTGGTTGGTGTAGTTGCCCTTCAGCCAGACCGCGTGTGATTTACCAAAATCCGTTCCGCTTCTTCTATACAGCCAAATCATCATATCTGCCCTTGAATGCCAGAAGTCCTCTGTGTAGTCGTAAGGTGGTCCCCCTGGTGAACCTGACATCGT